TTTGGTGATGCTGAGGCGCCTGACGCTTTAGAAGAGCCAGAAGAAGCGCCCGAACTGGTAGCAGATGCACCAGAAGTTCCAGAGGAATTTGAGGAAGAAGAATGAAATTAATATCTGAACACGTTGAGGATGTTGAATTAATTTGTGAAGCTACAGAAGACGGAAAAAAGAATTATAAAATTCGTGGCGTCTTCATGCAAGCCGAAATTAAAAATAGAAATGGACGAATGTATCCACAAGCAGTTTTGGAAAAAGAAGTAAAAAGATATAATAAAGAGTATGTTCAACAGAAACGTGCTTTCGGAGAGTTAGGCCATCCTGATGGTCCTACAGTAAATTTAGAGCGTGTGTCGCACATGATTACAAAGCTCACACCAGAAGGTAAAAACTTTATCGGTGAAGCTAAGATTATGGACACTCCTTACGGTAAAATAGTAAAAAATCTTATTGATGAAGGTGCCAAACTGGGCGTTTCATCAAGAGGTATGGGTTCATTAGAACCAAAAAGAAATATGCAGATTGTTAAGGATGATTTTTACTTAGCAACTGCAGCCGATATTGTCGCAGATCCATCTGCTCCTAATGCTTTCGTAGAAGGTATTATGGAAGGTAAAGAGTGGGTGTGGGAGAATGGCGTTGTAAAAGAGGTCGAAATCGCTTTGTATAAAAAGTTATTAGACCAAAAACAAAAGAATAACGAAGATAAGAATATACGAATATTCTCAAATTTCATGTCTAAGTTATAACTTTGATAAATAAAACAAGAAACCTAATTAGGGAGTTTATCCAATATGACAGACATCAACAAAGAATTAGAAGCTATTGCTGAAGATGTCTTTGTCGATGAGGACGAACAATTGGTAGAAGAACCTGCTAACGCCCCCACACTACATGCGGAACCCGCCATGCCGATGCAACACATGGATGGTCAGGATGAAGTTGAGGATATGGGACCAGCAGTTGTTTCACCAAACGCTCCGTCTGATCCAGGCAAAGAAGCTTCTAAGAAAGCTAAACGGGCTACACCTCCTGGTGCACCCGGTGGTAAAGGATTTGCGTCTGATGCGTCAGCCAAACAAGAGGAAGTTTCTCTTGATGGTGATGATGAGGAAGATAGTGATGAAATTACTATAGATGAGCGTATTGCGGCTATGGACTTTTCCGATGATGTTAATGCTCTTACTGAAGGTGGTGATGATGAAGAAGAATCAGCATCAGGACTTACTGTAGAATTTAAGCAAAAGGCTGCTATTATTTTTGAAGCAGCTGTTAAGGCGAAGATTCGTTCAGAGCTAGAAAGAATCGAAGAAGAATATGAAGAAGCATATGCACAAGCTTTTGAGAACGCTAAGGAAGATATGACCGAGAAAGTTGACGGTTATCTCTCCTATGTAGTTGAGGAATGGATGAAGACCAACGAGATGGCAGTCGAACATAAAATGAAGACTGAAATCGCTGAGGGATTTATTGCAGGCCTAAAAACACTTTTTGAAGAACATAATATTGCTATTCCTACGGAACAGTTTGATATGCTTGATGCCGCCGCCGAGAAGGTTGGTGAGCTAGAAGGCAAGTTGAATGAAACCATAGAAAGTAATGTTAGACTATCCCAGGAAGTGGCAGAGTTAAAAAAGAGCGAAATTTTAAGTGATGTCGCTTCCGATTTAGCTGATACCGAAGTTGAGAAGTTTGCTGGACTAACAGAAAATGTTGAGTATGAGACCGAAGCCAACTTTCGTGAGAAAGTCGAAACGATTAAAGAATCATATTTTCCAAAAGTTCAGTCAGCTAACAACGATGACACAGCAGCACCGCTGGAAACGGAAAATGATCTAGATGTATCCGACACAATGGCTGCTTACATGACCGCTATTAGACGATCCAAACCTTTTGGTATGGGATCAACTGCTAGTGGCCATGAAACACAATAGTTTATTACAAATATAGGGAGAAAATAAACAATGTTTCAAACGGAACACTTACAGGAAAAGTGGCAGCCAGTGCTAGGGCATCCTGACCTCCCAGAGATTAAGGATGCTTATCGTCGGGCCGTTACAACTGTAATTTTAGAAAACCAAGAAAAGGCTATGAGAGAAGATGCATCTTTCCTTTCTGAAGCTGCACCTGCTAACGCAACAGGCGCACAAGTACAAAATTGGGATCCAATCCTAATTTCGTTAGTTCGTCGTGCGATGCCTTCCTTGATTGCTTATGATGTCTGCGGCGTTCAGCCAATGACTGGACCTACCGGTCTAATCTTTGCAATGAAGGCACATTATACTTCACAAAGCGGTACAGAAGCTCTGTTTAACGAGGCCAATACTGGTTTCGCAGGGACAGGCACCCAGTTGGGTACAGAAGTACTTAAAGCATTGTCAGCTGCTACGTTTACCACAGGTACTGGTATGGCAACAGCAACAGGTGAAGCATTAGGTGATAGTGCTGCTAACGCTTTTGCTGAGATGGCTTTTAGTATTGAAAAAGCAACCGTTACTGCAAAGACACGGGCGCTCAAAGCTGAGTATACTATGGAACTTGCTCAAGACCTCAAGGCCATTCATGGTCTGGATGCCGAGACTGAGTTGGCTAATATTCTTAGTGCTGAAATTTTGGCAGAAATTAACCGTGAGGTTATTCGTACAATTTATCAGAATGCAAAAATCGGTGCACAAGCCAACACCACAGCTGTTGGTATCTTTGATTTAGATACTGACTCCAATGGTCGTTGGTCTGTTGAACGCTTCAAAGGCATGATGTTTGCCATTGAACGTGATGCAAACGTAGTTGCTCGTGATACTCGACGTGGTAAGGGTAATATTATCATCTGTTCAGCCGACGTTGCTTCCGCATTCGTCATGGCAGGCATGATGGATTATGCTCCCGCTATGTCAACTAATCTAGATGTAGATTCAGCAGGTAATACCTTCGCTGGTGTATTGAATGGTCGCTTTAAAGTGTATGTTGATCCATACATGAACATGCAAGTTCCTTATACCAACAGTGGTGCAACTGCTAGTCAATACTACACAGTTGGTTACAAGGGTTCATCCCCATATGATGCAGGTCTTTTCTACTGCCCATATGTGCCGCTCCAGATGGTCCGTGCGGTGGGTGAGAATTCTTTCCAACCCAAGATTGGTTTTAAGACTCGTTATGGTATGCAGGTAAATCCATTTGCAGAAGCAAGTGCCTCCACTAATGGTGCAGGTACCCGCAACGCAAACGTATACTACCGTCGTGTTCAGATTAATAATCTGATGTAAGGGAGTTGATTTAAATAGTCTAAGAACTATGAAGAAGTAAATTCAGACCCCGCTTCGGCGGGGTCTTTTTTAGACCTAAATAATAAAACTGAGGAGTAACCTAATGACACAATTAATAAATCCAGAGAAGTACACCGCAGCAACGACCCAATTGAGGTCGTTTTTTTTTGCAAAAGGCTTCCAAGAAGTACACACACAAAATCGACTATCGATACTGGCTGCCTGTGAGGACCCAACAACTGTTGCCACCTATGAATATGGTGGGGAGGTATGGCCTCTTCCCCAAACAGGCCAAATGTGGCTTGAATACGAATTACTTAATCGCCCGGCAGTGCCGGGTTTTTTCTGCATCTCAACTTCTTATCGGGCTGAGAAAGAAATAGTGGAAGGGAGGCACGATGTTATCTTCCCCATGTTTGAGTTTGAAATGCCTGGTAATATACACGACTTAGAAAAGATGGAGAAGGAACTATGTGAACATATGGGATTCGGTTCACAACACGGTGTTGTAGATAAGAACTATCTAGAATGGTGTGAGATGTTTCAGACTGAAGAACTGACCCACGAACATGAGAATGCTATGGCAGATTCTTGGCAGGGTAGAGTTTGTATGATAAAGAACTTTCCTAACTACACATCACCTTTCTGGAATATGAAACAGAACGGTGACGGTACGGCAGCCAAGATAGATGTTATTATCTCTGGTCAAGAGACTATCGGTTCAGCTGAACGTAGTAGTGATACCGACGAGATGATGAGGATGTTCCATGAGATATCTGATGGTATGTATGCTGACCTGTTGTATGACCTGTTTGGTAAAGAAAGAGTTGACAAGGAACTAGATGAGTTTCTATCACTTGATTTCTTTCCAAGAGTGGGTGGTGGAATAGGTATGACAAGATTGCTGACCGCTATGGACGATTATGATGTCCGTCGTGTTGTAAATAGTATGTAAAAATATTCCGGGGTATGCGAATTTGGTATAGCAGCCCTACTGTCGATAGGGTGCAGACTAAGGCGCAAGCTGTCTGATGTGTGTTCGACCCACACCCCCGGAGCCATCATTTAAACTATTATTTATCTATAAATAGTAATTAAGAGGAGTCATTGTAAAAGGGGGAGAGTAGACTCCAGCCCCACAATAAGGAGAAAAAATCATGGCAGTTTCATTACATACACTTGCTGATACTAGATACAGAACTACAGTCAAAGTACAGGTCAGCAGTACAAATAGTTCAACATCAATACTAAATGTTTCTGATTTGGTGGGATGGGAGACGGGAAGTTTAGTAAACATAGCAAAAATATTTTGGTCATTGGCACCTGCGGCTATTACAAATACCGCAACCCTAGTTTGGGTAGGAACTACCCCTGCGGATGCTTTTGTTTTCGCTTTGAATAACAGTGGTGAATATGGTTATCAACCTGGCCAACCAGCGATTGTTCATGCAGTCGCACCGGCTGGAGCTAATGCTGGTGACGTGGCCTTAACAAATGCTGCGGCAGCAGTTGGAACCATCGTAATTGAATTTCATAAAATAGTTAATAATGCTGATGGCGCTGGTTGGGCTGCGTAGTGGCAGCGACTGATAATAGAGCAGGAGAAGTTGGTGGTTCTACCAGTTCTCCTGATGTTACTGGAGTTGTTTCAGCTGTTAATAGGGAACCAACCGTATTTGATTATTCACAAAGTAATCAATTTAAAATATATTTTCCTATTTTCCCTACTACAGAATGGTTTGTGACAAGAGCTAATATTCCTGGGTGTACCTTGGGTCAGGCGGACCAATATACACCCTTTATAGATATAGCAGTTGTTGGAGATAAAATGCAATATGATAATTTCAATTGCACCTTTATTGTTGACGAATCATTAGCCAATTATATGGAAATGTATAACTGGGTAATGAATATAGGATTTCCTTTTAGCGGCATGCAACAATTCAACAGAACCGATAGACCTGATAATATGAATAGGGGTGCTGGTTCAGAAAAACGCAATCCTAAAGATGGAGTATATTATGAACTTAATGATAGAGATTTATATACAGATATAGTTCTAACTATTTTAAGTTCTAAAAATAATCCTGTAGCGGCAGTTCATATATATGATGCGTTTCCTGTAAGTTTGGGTAGTGTTGAATATAGTCAAGCGGAAACTGATATTTCATACGCTATGTGTGATGTTTCGTTTGCTTATACTTGGTTTGATATAAAGGTTACATAAGTTATAAATAAAAATGAGATGGTCAAGTTGAATGATAAAGGTATTTTATCTTCTGACTACCTATAGAATCGAAGAAATATAGAAACCTACAGCAAGGAAGATTCGACCGCTGACCATCTCTCTTTGAGGGAATTATATAATGGATTTTGGTGAGTTACAGCTTTTAGTTGATAAAGATTTAAAAATTGATGATACTGAATTAGATATGGAGTCTATTAGGACTCCTCAATTGCATAATAAGTATCTTAAATATTATACAAAATATTCACTTCAGCTTAAAAAATTACAAGACGATAGTAAAATACTCTATCGTGATAAGTGGGAGTATTATACTGGAAAATCTCCAGCAGAGGTTTATGCTGATAAACCTTTTGATTTAAAAATTCTCAAGGTAGATGTGGGTATCTATATAGATGCTGATGATGAAATGCTAGAACTTGGAAAGAAAATAGAGTATGTAAAAACTATAGTAAATTACTTAGAAAGAATATTGAGAGAGATTAACAATAGGAACTGGAATATCAAGAACACCATTGCTTGGAAACAGTTTTTGCACGGTGAATGAAGTAACTATTGAAAAATTTAACGAGGCCTATCTTAGAGTCCAATGTGAGCCGTCGATTGGTAAAGAGTTATCGGAGTTTTTTACCTTCGAAGTACCGAATGCAAGATTTATGCCGTCGGTGCGAAATCGTATGTGGGATGGTCGTGTACGTTTATTCAGTCCTGCTACTGGTAAGATATATGCTGGATTATTACCATATGTCCAAAGATTTCTCCAGGACCAAGGATATCTCGTTAAAGTTGAAGAAGTCTTCCGACCAAAAGAAGTAGATAAAAAACTGACACGAAAGTTTGTTAATAGTATAAGTAAGTTTAGGGCAAGAGATTATCAAGTAGATGCCATACATCATATTATTGAACGTGATAGAGGTGTTATTCTTTCACCCACTGGGTCTGGTAAGTCTTTTGTTATCTATGCCTTAATAAGATATTATCTGCTCAAAGAAATTAAAATTCTTTTAGTTGTACCTACCACATCGTTAGTTGAACAGATGTATAAAGATTTCTCCGAGTATGGATGGTTTCCAGAAGATCATTGTCATAGGTTGTATGCGGGTAAAGAAAAGGATTCTAACAAAGATGTAATTATATCCACATGGCAATCTATCTACAAATTACCTAAAAGTTATTTTGAACAATTTGGTACAGTGTTCATAGACGAGGCCCACTTAGCTAAAGCCAAATCTTTAACTGGTATAATGACCAAGCTCCATGATTGTAAATACCGAATAGGTTTAACAGGCACTTTGGATGGTAAAGAAGTTCACCGTTTAGTTTTGGAAGGACTTTTTGGGATATGTGACCAAGTAACTACTACGGCAGAATTGGTAAAGAAAAAAGTTTTATCTAACTTAGAAATAAAATGTCTTGTATTAGAACATACCAAATCTAATAAAATTAAAAGAACTTATCAGGAAGAGATGGACTATCTTGTTTCTAGTGAGTCTAGAAATCTATTTCTTATTAATTTAATTTCTACCCTAGAAGGTAATTCTTTAGTATTGGCTCAGTATATAGAAAAACATTTGATACCTCTACATGAATTAGCGATAACTATTGATAAACAAGTTTATTTGGTATATGGTAGTACTCCAACAGATGAACGGGAAGAGATAAGGGGTTTAGTAGAAAACAGTAAAACCGATAGTGTTATTTTAGCGTCATATGGTACGTTTTCCACCGGAATTAACATCAAAAGGCTACATAATATTGTATTTGCAAGCCCATATAAGTCTCAAATCCGGGTTTTACAGTCAATTGGAAGGGGTCTAAGAGTGTCAAAAGATAAGGAAATGCTAAAAATATTTGACATAAGCGACAATTTAATGTATAATAATAAGGAAAACTATACACTTTTACATTTAAAGGAACGTGTTAGGTTATATAATGAACAAGATTTTCAATACGAAATAGTCCCAATAAAATTAAAAAGATAAATAATAGTATATGGAAAAGATGGAAGAAAAGTCTCCTTATAAAATACTTAAAATGATAAATGGTGATGATGTATTTTGTAAGGTGTTAAAGGAATACGATGATGCCTTGTTGGTAGAGTTACCTATGGCTGTACAAAAACATCAAGTACATCAAGATGAAGTGCATGTGGTAGAACACACGGGATTACATAGGTGGATTAATTATAGTAATGATTCCTCACATGTAATTTATAAAGATAGAATTCTATCTTTTGGTACTTTAGCTCCCGAAGTAATCTTTTATTATAAAATGTTTTGCAAAAGGATTAGACATGAAATTTCTGATAATGAAAGTAAATCAGAGGAAACCATGATGGAACAAATGAAGGATAATCTATCCAAAGTAGCTAAATATTTGGAAGATTCTCATAAAATTGATGTAGAGTTTGAAGAAGATAATTCAGAAGTACCAATGAAGATATCTGGACCCAAACCTACATTACATTAATCTGGTATTGGTTTTCCTCAAAGGTGGCTCTTTAAGTATACCATACTTTTCACTGTTTGTCAACCCCTAGGAGGAAATAAAATGGCTGCTGAAGTTACAGCGTTTTTTGTCTCTGCACTAATTACATTGAATGCAGCGACGGGGTTGAGCCCATTACAAGGCTGGACCCAATTTATGATGCCGTTTGAGAATAAGGAACATTGCGAGTCGTATACCGCGGTTAATTCGTTACCACTTATTATGATGTTACAGGGCACGATTGGAAACATGCTAGACGAATTCCACGAATTCAAATGTATGACCGAACAAGAGGTTTATGATGCCAATATTGCATTAGGACACGAACCACCGGAGAGTCCAGAGGATAGTGGTAAGAAAATTTAATGATAACTGAATGGATACTGGTCCTACACCTGATGACTACAAATGGCCACGACGCCCTTAGTGGTGTAGCACCATTTAAGACCAAGAGTGATTGCCTAACACACGCAGCCCACCTATTCAACGGATGGAACAAAGTGAGAGAGTCCGAAGAAAACCTGTACCACAGGATGGACTCAATGATCCATTACATAGAAATCCATGAAGGCGAATGGGTGAGCCAATGGTCGTGTGTGCCATCTATTCCGCATGAATGGGGCCTACACAACATACCAAAATGAAAATAAAATTAACCGGTGATTTTGCAATAAGTGTGGGCAAAAAAGAAATAGATATAAGTGGATTTACTACTATAAAAGGATTGCTTAATGTTTTAGATAGTACTTATCCTAATTATGGTTGGGGTGATTGTAATGTAGCTATTAATGGAACTATGTATTCTAATGCATGGTTGCAACCAATTATAGAAAGTGATGAAGTAGTTATTATGCCACCTATTGAGGGTGGATAAGGTGAAAACATTAATTATAGATGTGGATGGAACTTTAACCAAATATATGGGTGGGGGACATAGGGCTGTGATAGATAATGCCCATGAGTTGTTACCTGGTGTGTTTAAAAGAATGAAGAAATGGGAAGCACAAGGACATAACATCATTCTTATTACAGGTCGTCGTGAGTCAGTAAGAGAACGAACAGAATCAGAACTCCGTAGACTAGGTATTCCTTTTGATATGCTTATTATGGGCATGGCAGATACCGGTCGGATCCTAATAAACGATATAGGATCCTTAGTTAAAGCACACGCAGTAAACCTAGAAAGAGATGTTGGTTGGAATAATACAGATTGGAAAGCCGTAGGACTTGACAACCTATAGGAATTGTGATATACTTATAGATGACTAAACATAAAAAGAGTCATTAATATGAAAAAATATATTTATTTAGCGGGACCCATTGCGGACTGCGATTACCAAGAAGCAAATGAATGGCGAGTATATTGCCAAGAAAAGTTTGAACCAGGCATTGTGGGTATATCTCCTTTGCGTTGTGAACCTTTAGAAAAAGGTAAACGATATTCGGAGACTGGCAGTGTTGTAAAGATGTGGTCTGACCCCAGAGCTATTGCTACGAAAAACTGGATGGATACTGAATCAGCTGATTTAGTACTTGCTTATCTTCCTAAAGAACTTAATGATAGACGCCCATCTATTGGCACTATTATTGAGATTGGTTGGGCCATTGGTTTGAGGAAACCACTTATCATTGTATCTGATGATAATTATTTAATGGATCATCCCCTTATCAAACACAATGCTTCTTGGCGTCTAAACAATCTTGATGAAGCTATCGAAGTTATTTCGGGATTGTTTGGAGATTATATTTCACAAGTGGCCTAAAAGGTCCTTAGGATAATTCTCATGGCAAGAACAAAAAAAATACCCATACACTATGTTAATAATAAAGAGTTTTTAGCTGCAATAGTAGAACGACAAGACAAAATAAAAGAAATGGAAGCATCGGGAGATGAACCACCCAGAATTACTAATTATTTGGGTGAGTGTATTTTAAAGATTGCTAATCATTTGTCTTATCGACCAAACTTTATTAACTATACCTATCGGGAAGAAATGATTTCTGATGGTATAGAGAATTGTTTACAATACATAGATAAATTTAATCCTGAAAAATCTACTAATCCATTTGCTTATTTTACTCAGATTATTTACTATGCGTTTGTTCGTAGGATACAAAAAGAAAAAAAACAACAAGCTATAAAAGAAAAGTTGCTTAAAGAATCTAATATAGAATCCCGTATTGTATTACAACAACATGATGATGATGCTAAATATCAACAACAGTTTTCAGAAATGATAGATAAGTATACCTTTCATGCTGATGAAGAATGAAAGTAGCAATAATTACAGACACTCATTACGGAGGCAAGAATGACAATTTGGCGTTCGCCGAATTCCAGCGGCGATTCTACGAGGGAACTTTTTTTCCAATATGTGAGAGGGAGAGAGTTGCAAAGATTCTTCATTTGGGCGATGTGTTTGATAGGCGTAAGTATTCTAACTACCATACTTTGGCATTAGCCAAGGAGATGTTCTTTGATCCCTGTCACAATAATAATTATCCTATTCATATGCTTGTTGGGAATCATGACTGTTATTTCAAGAACTCCAACGAGGTCAATTCGGTCAGTTTGGTTCTCAAAGAATACACTAACATTACGAGTTATGAAGATATTCCAAGAGTTGCCGATATTGGCGGCCTTCATGTTTTGTTTGTTCCTTGGATTGCTCCTGCTCATCGTGTAGAGGCTATCCATGAGATACAAACTGCCAAGGCAGATTTTGTCATGGGACATTTAGAGGTTAATGGTAATGAGATAATGCCTAACCTATATTGTGACCATGGTTTAGAACGAGAGATATTCAAAAGATATGAGCGTGTATACTCAGGTCATTATCACTTACAACAAGATGATGGTCACATACGATACTTAGGTGCTCCTTATGAAATGAATTGGGGAGATTATGGAACTAAGAAAGGTTTCCATATTTTAGATACCGAAACCAGAGAGTTAGAATTTTATCAGAATCCCAATCGTCTATTCAAAAAGATATTTTATGATGACGGTCATAGTTGTGATGAGATGATGAATATGGATCTATCGGAGTATTCTGGTAGTTATGTAAAGATATTCATTATACAGAAAAACGACTTTTATAACTTTGACAGATTTATACAAAAGTGTTATTCAGAAGGTAATTTTCTTGACCTCAAGATAGTAGAAGATTTTAGTGACCTTAATCCCAATGCTATAGCTGATGGGGAGTTAGAGGATATTGAAGATACTATGACAATGTTGGAGAAATATGTTGGAGAAATTGAAAGTCAGGCATTAGATAAATCCAAATTAAATAGATTGTTAAAGTCATTATATGCTGAGGCAAGTGAAGTTGAATGAAGTTTTCTTCTATACAAAAACTATTTCCTTCAGAGGAGTGGGATGTCGGATTGCTAACTAAGGAACAATTAAAGATTGTTTCATATTATCCAATTAAATGGAAAACTCAATTAAATAAAGAATTCCATATGGATTTTACGAATGATATTCATTTTAAAGGAATTGTAAATACAATAGTTTTAGTTAAAAATACAAGTGATGCATTTGATTATTCTCTATACGATGAATCTTTCCGAATACTAGTAGATAGTGGATTAAAAGAATGGCGTCCCATTTATACAAACTACAAAGAGGCTCAGATTTTAGCAGGATTAGGAGTCAGGGCTAAAAATTCTCTTGTATATAATTATAAGTTCGGGTTTGATTCAAAGATATGTGCGGTTGGATTTAAAGAAGAAATTACAGAACCTCCTACGAATAGACGAATAAACAAAAAATACTGGCAGAGATGTAAGGGTTGTGATGATTGTGCTAGAGCATGTCCGGTGGGAGCTATACATAATACAGCAGAACCATATTGGTTAGATAGTGGTAAGTGTGATAATTTTCTTGGATTATCAGACCATCCGACTATACCCTCTGTTAAAAAGTTTTGGCATAAGTATGTACATCCAGAAATATCTAAAGAAAAGGTAGATGGTCTTACAGATTTCCTTATTGATGATTATTTACCATTTGATGCTAATGGTTATAGTATGGATGAAAATCACACAGTAATAAAAGATGGAAAACCTATCTCTATTCCTATGTGCAGAGAATGCCAAGTACAACCAAGATGTAGTAAATGGGAAGGACATTATCCTTATAAATTATGATAACATTTAGAAAGGTGTCATGGCAAAACTTTTTATCTACAGGCAACACCCCTATTGAAGTAGAGTTAGATAAACACAATACCACATTAGTCATAGGTGACAATGGGGCTGGTAAATCTACTGTGTTGGATGCATTGACCTTTGGTTTGTTTGGTAAACCTTTTCGCAATATTAAAAAGGATCAATTAGTTAATTCGGTAAATGAAAAGAGTTGTTGTGTAGAAGTAAATTTTGATATTGGTACTAAGAAGTTTCATATTTTACGAAGTATTAGACCCAATCGTTTTGAGATTTATATTGATGGTAAAATGTTAAACCAAGATGCCAGTGTCCGAGATTATCAAAAACATTTAGAGACTAATATTCTTAAACTAAACTATCGTTCATTTACTCAGGTTGTTATACTTGGGTCATCATCGTTTGTTCCGTTTATGCAACTGACAGCATCTGCTCGTAGAGAGGTGGTGGAAGAAATTTTAGACATTAAGATATTCTCTTTAATGAATTTAATATTGAAACAACGTATTAAGGATAGCAAAGAAAGACAACAAGAAATAACACATCAGTCGGAGTTGTTAGAGTCCAAAATAGATATGACTACTTCCCATATCACCAACATTAAAGAAAAGAGTAAAATGTCTGGTGATGTTTTGTTAAAAAAGATAGGGAAGAATAAAGAAGATATGGAGAAGTTAGACGAGGAGATAAACCGTCTACAGGGGTTGGTAGATTATTATGATAATGTCAGTGCACCAGAGAGGGACAAGTTACAAAAGAACAAAGGCGAACTGATGCAAATGGAAACTAAGATACGGATGAAGACTCAGGGTTTTGAAAGAGACATCAAGTTTCTACAAGAGAATGATGAATGCCATACTTGTCACCAACCATTGTCAGAACATTATAAAAAGGAACACATCGAAGGGCTAAGCAACCAGTTGATAGCTACAACGTGTGGTTTGACTGAATTGAATGAGGAACTAGGTAAGAACGAAAGTCACCTTAACGTCCTTGACAAGAGGAGACCTGTAAGGGATGAGTCGTATGTCAGTGTGGCTAAACGCAAAACATCTATTGAAGCTATAAATCAATATAATAAAGATTTACTTAATCAGATAGAGGAACTCCGAGAGATAGATACAGAGTTAGTGGAAGATAGAACTAAATTGAAAATTTATGAAGAAGAACTCCAGATAGTAAAGAAAGAAAAAGATAAGTTGTTGGAGAATAATAATTATTTAACCATATCTAAACATTTGTTGCAAGATTCTGGAATCAAGACAAAGATTATCAAACGATATCTACCTGTGATGAATAAACTTATCAACAGTTATCTATCAGCACTGGAGTTCCAGGTCAAGTTTGAGTTAGACGAACAGTTTAATGAAACTATTAAGTCACGATACCGTGATGTGTTTGGTTATGCAAACTTTAGTGAGGGTGAGAAGATGAGAATCGACCTTGCTTTACTTTTTACTTGGAGACAGATAGCCAAGATGAAGAATAGTACCAACACCAATCTACTCATATTGGATGAGATATTTGATAGTAGTTTAGATGCTGCTGGTACTGATGAGTTTTTGAAAATCTTGAATACTCTAAGTCAGGAGAATGTTTTTATAATCTCACATAAATCAGATTTGTCTGTAGATAAGTTTGATAATTTAATTAGGTTTGAAAAACGTCAACAATTTACCCATTTAACCAGTTGACATTTTCAACAGTATATGATAGGATGGAAGTATGAAATTAGTAAAAGAAACAGATCCGATTCTCAAAAAGGTTTTACAACCATTTGATTTTGAGAATCCTATTATGCCTCCTCAAGAATTGGTGACAGAGATGCACCGTATTCGTAAAGAGAAGGGTGGAGTTGGATTAGCTGCATGTCAGGTTGGTATAGATGCTAGAGTTATTGTGATAGGTATGGGTGGTTTTGAGACAGAGGGTGTTGAGGATTTTGAAACAGCATATTTCAACCCTGTGGTAAAGACCCTTATGCATGGTGAGATAAAAATGATAGAAGGTTGTTTAAGTTTTCCAGATTTATATATAGAGATAAAAAGAAAACAAAATTTAACTATGTCATGGCATGATGTTGATGGTCAACCTCAAGGGGAAAGATTTAGTGGCATTACTTCCCGCATCATTCAACATGAATTAGACCATTTGGAAGGAATTGTTTTTACCCAACGAGCAGATAGATATCATTTAGAGAAGGGTAGAAAAGAAAGAAAATTATCACAACGTAGGACGAAAAGACTTGCCCAAAAGATATAAAATATTAGATTCGCTGGCCTCATCCTTTTCAAGGTATTTGCCTTATAAGGAACCAACCTTTAGTGAAATGGATGATATTGATTTTATTACTATTTTAAGTTGGCTTGAGGACTGGGAACCAGAGAAGGTTTACGAAGTTGCATATAAACATGCTAATTTGAAACCGTTGCAGGAATATGATGATTGGTGCGAGGTTAACAAACCCTTTCCTCCTCCCATGAAAGCACAACTTAGAGAGGCCATCGAATTACACCAACGAAATGGTAATTTAAAAGCCCTTAGAACTTATGCTTGGTTTTATGAGTATTATCCTAAGGTTTTATGGATGGTTTTCATATTAGGAACAGTAGGATATTTCTATTACACATAGGGGTTGACAACACCCCCAAAACTATGTTATCCTTATAAATAGTACAGAGAAATGCTTTCGAGATTTCTCAATTTAAACTCGCTTGATTTTAAAGGAGGATACTGAAATGGTAACTACACAAGCACTAGCAAATATATTCGATCATTTTGATCGAACCGCTTTACAACCCTACGCTGTTGGCTTTGATCGCATATTCGATCAGCTGCACGATCACTATGCATTACATCAACGCAACACAGGGTTCCCACCTTACAACATTCGTAAAGATGGCGACTACAACTTTGTCATTGAATTGGCTCTTGCTGGATTGTCAGAGGATGATCTGGAAGTTGAAGTTGCTGAACAAACTTTGACTGTTCGTAGTGTTGAACCGAAACATGAAGAAGATGATGGTGGATATCCGGAACTCTTACATCGTGGTATTTCATATCGTAAGTTTAGTCGCAGTTGGACTTTGGCTGACGATGTTGTTGTTAATGATGCCAAGATGAAGAATGGAATGCTCGCGATTCATTTAGAGCGTGTTATTCCTGAGGAAAAGAAACCCAGGATTATTGAAATCAAATAGGTTTTTTGATGGGGTGTCCTTCGGGGCACCCCCCTTTTATTAATATTATGACTGTTATTTTGAATACATATTTTGTAGAGAAGGATGTTGCTGATAAAGTTGAAAATCTTTTTTTATTTTCATTTGATTTTCCTTGGTTTATAAGAGCCGGTAAATCTACTAGCGAAAATCCTATAACTGGTGAAGAATATGATGATTATTATGCACCTGTATTAACAAATGTTCCTGACATTGAAGAATCTGGACAATTAGTTCATACATTTGTTCAGAATGGTAAACAAAATTCTGATTTAATGTTAAAGATAGAGGGTGTATTACAAGCTTCGCAACTACAATTTTTTCAAAGAATTAAGGCAAATTTATTATTACGGAGTAAGGTGGGTAAAAATAAGTATCATACCCCACACCATGATAGAAGCGGACCCCATTGGACTGCTATCTATTATGTTAATGATAGTGATGGCGATACTTTTTTCTTTGATGATGTAGGTAACATTATAGAACGAATATCTCCTGAAAAGGGAAAGATTGTAGTTTTTCCAGGAGAGACTTTTCATGCAGGTGCTAGTCCTAGAAAGGCAGCTGTTCGGTCAGTTATTAATATGAATGCCGAATCTTTATTATGAAAAAATGGAAGTATAGTGATACGACACCCACTCTTGAATTTGAGGAATATTATCAAGGGGGAGCAGGAACAGAAAATGTAGGACCTCTTTTATATTCTTTAATTAAAATGATTCGTCCTACAAATGTGCTTGAGATAGGGTTTGGATATACTACACCTTTTATTTTAAAAGCATTGGAAGAAAATTTAATAGTGTTGTTTGATGAGAATAGTGAGCCTGAGTATTTTAAAAAAGGATATAAACCCACATTTACTACTATAGATAATTTAAGTGAATCTTATCCTAATAAGAGTAGTATAGATGTAATAAAAAATTTAAAGGTAGATAATAATATAGATTGGATATTATATCAAAAAGATTTTCAAGGCTTAGCTAAGGAAATACCAGAGCAAGATTTTGTTTGGTTTGATTGTGGTGGGCCAGAAGAATATGAAGCATTTACAAAAGAATATTGGTCTATATGTAGTGAGTATATTTTATTTCATTTTACTTATTTTAAAGGTAAGCCGAGCCCCTCATTAGATAATATTTTAAATAATATATCAGGAAAATATTTTCGCATGGATATAATAGAACCTAACAAGTATAAACAGGGCAGTTTAACTATGTTTAGGAAATTAAAATGAAATTAAAATTTAAAAAGAATAATAATGAAATTGTCTGGTGGACACATATGGTAGGTTTGCCCGAAGTTGAACCTATACAGTTGTCTCAGAATTTTATACCAGATTGGTTTATAAAAACACATAAAAAGATTCCAGATACTCATCCTAAAGCAGATGTTGGAACGATTAAAAATTGTCCTGCCATGCCAGATTTTTTTAAATTAGGTTATGTAGTTTCTTTATGGTGTGATTTGATAGTTAATGTAGAGAAAGATGGGAAATATCATTGGAAATCTGCTGATAAACAATTTAAGTGGCACATACATGGTGATGCTCAATATAAACATCATTTACCAGATAATGCTCAGAAAAATTGTGCGATTGTTGTTAAACCTGATTGTCCCTGGTGGGTTAAAACTCCGCCCGGTGTTTCGTTACTACAGTTGCCGATGTTTTATCATTTTAATCCAGACTTTACTGTTTTGCCTGGCACAATTTGGACTGATATACACCATGAAATAAATCAACAGATGGTTATACATAATTATGGAGAAACTTTTATTGCTAGAGGAACTCCTTTAGCGATGTATATACCCATACGTCGAGAAACTTTTGATTATACTGTTAAAGTTCAAGAGGATGAAGATCAGCAAAATTTATTAACATCATCTTTTAAAACAGCTTCTAAATTTCATAGAGGTTATAAAATGTCGCAAGCAAATCAAAAGAAAAAACTTGACAGCAACAAATAATTGTGTTATACTTATAGATATGAAATACAAATTTGATGAAGACAAGGCGTGCAAAGAGTTGTTGGATTATATCAACACAACTTATAATGCACATTATTCAACAGACAAGTATCAAGCAACAGATATGATTATTGATGCAGGCCACGGTGAAGGGTTCTGCATGGGTAACATTATGAAGTATGCCAAGAGATATGGCCGTAAGGGCGGAAAGAACCGTGCTGACCTTATGAAAATTTTACATTACGGTATTATTATGTTATATGTGGAGAGTTTGAATGATGAAATTAAGTAACGCAACGGTGGGGGTGCTGAAGAATTTTGCTGAGATTAATCAGAATATTTTGATTGAAGAAGGTAAACAGATTCGCACAATGTCTGTAATGAAAAATATTTTGGCTTCGGCTGGTGTACCGGAACAGTTTCCTAAGAATGTAGGTATCTATGACCTCAATGAGTTTCTTGGTGTTCTGAGTATGACAAAGGATGCTGACATTGAATTTGAAGATAGTCATATGACTATGAAATTTGGTCGTACCAAGATTACTTATATGTATTCGGATTCGTCCATTTTGACGTTGCCACCAGAAACATTCAATGAACCAGAAATTGATTTGAATTTTGATATTGATAAAGAACTGTTACAAAATCTTTTGAAAGCTTCGGCAGTAATGCAGTTGCCCGATGTTATTATGCATAACGGTGAAGTGACTGTAACTGACTTGAAAAATACAACATCTAATAATTATTCTGTAGAACTTCCAGAGACAACATCTGAAAACGGTTCTTGGAGAATGTTCCGATGTCATTTCAAGGCAGAGAACTTGAAGATGTTACCTGGTGATTATGCTGTTAGAGTTGCAACAGCAGCTAATGTTAGTCAATGGGTTGGTGAAGAAGCATCATATTGGATTGCTATGGAAGCAACGAATGAGTAGAGCTTTTGAATTACTTGCACACTTCAGTTGTGTGCATTGTAGTCAATGGTGGTCTATTGCTACTGAAGTAATGGATAGGGCCCAAAATTATTTTAATCATAAGGACTTTTATTGTCCTTGGTGTGGTGAGGTGAACGAGCATGAAGCAGGTACTGTGGGTGGAGAAGTATCGACCGAGGAAGATAGAAGATTGTATCCTTCCTCCGGCTATCAAGAAAAGCTTTTCTGAGTTCGTAAAGAATAAAGAAATTCCTAATTTGTTATTGTCTGGCAGACCCGGCGTTGGTAAGACGACGGTTGCTAAGGCTTTGTGTGAGCAACTGGAAACAGATTACCTCATCATCAATGGCAGTGAAGAATCTGGCATAGATGTTCTTAGAAGTAAAATAAAAAGTTTTGCTTCTACTGTATCATTAACTGGTGGAACTAAAGTTGTGATATTAGATGAGGCAGACTACCTCAATCCTCAAAGTACGCAACCTGCTCTCCGTGGGTTCATTGAGGAATTTCATAATAACTGTAGATTCATATTTACAGCTAACTATAAAAATAGAATTATCGAACCATTACATTCTCGATGTTCAGTTATTGAATTTAAGATAAATGGCAATCGTGATAAATTAGCTTACGAATTGCTTAATCGTTGTGGCAATATACTGGATGAGGAGAATATAAAATACGATAACAAAGTTGTAGCAGAACTCATTATGAAACACTTTCCGGACAACCGGCGAGTGTTGAACGAACTGCAGCGGTATAGTGCTGCGGGTGAAATAGACTCCGGAATTCTTGTCAATCTTTCAGATATTAATTTGAAAGAATTGACCCTCCACCTCAAGAATAAGGAGTTTACCAAGGTGCGTAAATGGGTAGTCGATAATATCGACAATGACCCTACGAAAATCTTTCGTAAGATTTACGACAACTTGTATTATACTATGGAACCGAGCACTATACCGTCTGCTATTATTTTAATTGGTCAGTATCAATATAAATCAGCATTTGTAGCTGACCAAGAGATTAATTTGTTGGCGTGTTTAACAGAAATTATGAGTCAGTGTAGATTCAAATGAA